TCAGAGCTTTAGGGCGTGCTCCAGCAAGGGGATCATGTCCGGCCCGTCCTTGCTGATGTACTTGCCGTAATGGCGTTCAAGCATGGCAATGGTGGTGTGGCCCATCTGATCCTTGAGCCATTGCAGCGTCACAGCACCGGTGGTCAGCAACTGGCTGGCGTAGGTGTGGCGGCAGTTGTTCGGCCCCCGGTACCGCACTTCGGCCGCTTCCAGGTGCGGGCGCCAGAATCCCTTGAGCAGCATGTCCGAGCTGCTGTGCGCTGCGTCGGTGCTGGTGCAGTGGAACACGAACCGCAGCGCCTGGCGCTTCCTGGTCTTGTTGTCACGGTCGAGCACCTCGACTTCCACCGGTTTGAGCTTCTGCGTGTGCATGGCCATCGCGTGCAGCGCCTGGAGCGCCGGCTTGAGCAAGCGCACCTCGCGGTTTGACCGCCTGTTCTTCGTAACCTTGTACACGCCACGCACTTGGCCACGGCGGAACCTCACCGTGCCGGCCTTGAGGTCGACGTCCTCCCAGGCCAGGGCGATGGCCTCCGACACCCTCGGCCCCGTCCACAGCATGAACTGAGCGAGATATAGCTCCTGGAGCTTGTCCGTGGGCGTGCTGAGGATGGCGTCGATTTCCTCACGGTCGAATGGGTCGACCTCGTCCGGGTCGGGCTGGCGGATGGTGATGCCCTCTGTCGGGTCGTGCGCCGAGCGGTTGCGCGCGCGGTACAGGGTGAATATCTGCTTCACCAGGCTGACGATCTCGCGCACGGTGCGGTTATGCAGGGACGGCATCAGCGTCTTGTGCACCCATGCCTGTAAGTGCAGGTGGTCGATGGCGTCGGCCTGTTCGTCGCCCCAGCGCGGGCGGATGTGCGTCTCGACCTTGCTCTTGTAGGTGCGGAAGCCGGATGGGGCCATCTCGTTGCGTTTGATCTCGAGCCACAGATCCATGTAGTGGCCCAGGGTGTTGGTTTTCACCCTGGGCGAGTCGGGGAAGTGGCGGGCATAGCTGAAGGTGCCCGCCTTGATTTCGTACTCGATCATGCCGACCAGGCGCTCAGCCTGGGCGACGTTTTCGGGCGTGGCGTCGCCGTTGAACGGCTCGCGGCACAGCTCGCCCTGATAACGGAAATACACGCGCACGCGGTTGCCGCGTACCTCTACACCCTTTGCCATTGCGTACCCACGCGAAACAACGAAAGGCCCAGTGTATGAGCCATTAAAAAACTCGGCCCATATGCGGGCCGAGAAGATGCAGTGCCCGATTCTTGCCAGGCGGCAGGGCGCGGGGCGGTATACTCGACCCACGCCCGCCGGCCGTGCATCGGGCAAGGATCACGGCCGTGTCGGGTGCTCTATGTCAGAGCGGGCACGTTCGGGGTGCTGATACCGATAAGCCGGCAAGACTGATCCAGCATTTCAAGTAAGGTCTGGCGGGTGGTCGCGTCGCGTTCGCGCTTGAGGTCGGCCAGCAGTTTCTGCACGTGGCGCTGTGCAGCTAGTATCTGGCTGCCGCTGAGCGGCTTGGCCGTGGCCACCTTGCGGCCGCGACGGAAGTAACCGTCTAGGGCCATGTAGCACTCACGTTGATAGGTCAGCAGCATGGGGCGCAGTTCTTCCTTCACCCGGCTGACCTCGATGCCGAACAGCCAGCCATGCAGCATTTCGATTGGCAGTGTGAGCACTTCGCGGCGCTGATCGTCATCCGGCATCTGAATGGTCATCATGACCATGCAGGTCTGCAAAACAGGATTGCGCTGGATTCGGCTGTGCTGGGACTTCCAATCCAGGCCCAGCGCTTCACAGATTGGCTTCATGGCCACGCGGATGATGTTGCCGTCTTTCACGGTTACTAGGTCGTGCAGGTGGAAGGGCACGATGGTGGTTTGTAGGTTGTTCATGTTCATGCCCCCTTGCCGTTCCAGCTCGCCATTTCAATCGCCCCATTCAGGTTCTCAACGATTAGCTGCAGGTGACTGGCCAACTGCTTCGGGTCGATGGAGCCGCGTGGGCTGTCGTCGGTACAGTCCATCAGCAGGCTGAGCGAGTCGCGCACCAACTGGATGCGGTGGAAGGCATCTTCCGGCACACGGTAGAAGAGGCGGCTTTCGGCGTTCTGCGCAGCCATCACGCACCTCCTATGGCTTGCTGCCAGTCGGAGCGGTTGAGGGCGCCGAGGGCGATGGCCATCTCGGCCAGGGCCAGCAATCGGGCCTTCTGTTCGGGGCTGTGGTTGAAGCGGTACTGGATCAGAGCGGTGCCGATCAGCGCGGTGGCAACAGCTTGCGGTGGCAGGGTGCTGGACGGATTGAGGGCGTTCGTCGCCATGGGTGGAACTCCTAAGACTGGTTAAGGAGCTGCCACCGGCCGTCGCCAAACGGAATAGGGTGGCAGACCGCGCGGGGTTGGCGAACCGGGGCCTTAGGAACCCGGCAGACCCGAAGGTCTCCCCACGCGATCTGCCATAGAGAGACACCGGGGTACCGGTGCACGCACTTTCAGCAGGCACAAAAAAAGCGCCTGCTGGAGTGTTGGCGCTGTCGCGCCTAAGACTGTTCGGGTCGCCAAACCCGGTCACTGAATTTGCAGTGGCGGGGAGAGCATAGACGTGCTGTGTTTTTTTGGTCAAGCTCTTTGCATGCTTAGCCCAAAGGAGATGGAAATGTTTTTCGGGGATTTTCTCGACAAGAAAAGGAAAGTTGAATTCACGTTGCGCAAGCCTGTAGAGATAGTTTTTTCTCCACTCGGAGTACTCGTTTTGGGTACCCTGTTTTTTTTGGTCTGGTCTTTGCCGTGGGGGAGCGATAGGGCCCCTGCATGGGTTCAGGCTGTAGGTTCTGTTATTGCAATTCTCGTTGCCGCTTGGGCCGCAATGTATGCTGCGGATCGCCAGAAAATTGCTCAGGACGAAGCATTTAAAGAGCAAGTTTCTGTGGTTGCCATGGCGCTTGCGGAAACCGCACGTCGTGGCACCGTCTGGACTAAGTGCATGTTGGATCTTCATGAAAACGGCGCTGTTATCGAAGAACGGAAAGCGTTTGAAAGTTATATAGAAAATTTGGAGGGGGAATGGGCGCAAGTAATGTCCATCCGGCTTACTGACATTCCCAAGCCAGAAATGATTAAACCTTTTCTTCAGTTGGTAAAAAATTTGAAGTCTGGGGCTAATTATGGTCGTGAATATTTTGTTCTCATAAATCCTGAAGAGAGAGCTAAAAAAATGAAATTCGGACTCAAAATGGTTCATCAGGTTCTTGAAGCGCATGTAGAAACATTCTCTGCATATTGAAATGTCCCATGCTGCCTGGCTATGAACAAGAGTCAGGCTCTTCTTTAGATCGGCTGTGATAGTCTTATCGGTGCTGACTTCTTTGGGTTTCACTTGCATGGTGGTTCTCCTTCGGGGTTGGTTGGCCCTGGTGAGTTGCCGCTCACCGGGGCCTTTCTTTATGCCGCCACGTAGCCGGCGGCTGTCTTGCTCAGCAGGCCCGCTTCTGTGGCCTGCTGCATCAGTCGGGTGGTTCTTTCGCTGCCCATCCTCAATTCCTTCGCGACCTGCCTGACGGCCAGCTTGGTGCCGCTTTCGGTGCGGGCGATCAGTTGCAGCAGCTCGGCGGGCAGGTCTGTGCCTGTTGCCGTTTCCGGCTCGGGTTTCGCGTGTTCCTGGGGGCGTTTCTGGCGTTCCGGCGCAGTAGCGCGCGGGGTTTCGGTAACGGGTATGGGGCGCAGCGCGCTGAGGATCAGGGCCGGGACTATCTCCAGCGCCAGGGCGAAGCCGAGGCAGAGCAGGGTGGCCAGCGCCTGGGGCAGGCCTGCGGCCTTGGCCGGCTTGCTCAGCAGGGCGGTGAGTTCCTGCGATGCGCTGTCGCGGCGTTCCTGGGCGGCGGTGCGTTGGGTGTCGATGCGGGCGAGGGCGGCGCTTTCCAGCTCCAGGGCGCGGCTGACCATGCCGCGTTCGCGCAGTGCGTTGGCCTGGTGGTGAATGGCGGCCGCCTCGGCGTCGAGCTGCTCGATGCGGGCGGCGTCGGCGCTGCGCAGCTCCAGCAAGTCGGCCTGGCGTTGTTCGTGTCGCGCTTGGTGTTCGGCCTGGCTGGTGATGATCGAGGACATCAGGCGGTCATAGGTGGCCCATCCGGACACGGCGCCCAGGGCCAGGGCACTGGCCATCATCAGCAGGGCGGCCAGGGTGCGGCGTGCTGAGAGCAGCATCAGGGCGAGCGGCCACGCAGCGTATTTGAATAGATCCAGCACCACGGCGGCCGAGGCGAACAGCGTGGCCAGCACGGCGTTGTCGATCAGCGCGGCGATGGCCATGGCCACCGATGTGGCCGTGACGCCGGCGAGGGCGGCGACCATGGCCAGCAGCGGCCAGCGGTGGTGGGGTTGTAGGTGCATGGTGGTTCTCCTTAGGGCGCCCTAGTGAGTTGCCGCTCACCAGGGCGGGCCGGTTCAGTCAGGGCGTGGCGCCCACTTGCGTTTCAGCTCCGTCCAGATGGCCTCACCGTTCTCGACGTACTGGTGCACCTCCATTTCCGGGCGGCGATCTAGGCGCAGTAGGGCGATACAGGCATCCCATAGCGGCGAGTCGAGGCCGCGCAGGTCGGTGAGTGGGAAGGGGAAGGCGTTGCCGTTGTAGAGGCTCAGCAGGAACTGGGCACAAACGCGGCTCTGGCCGGTGTCGCGCTGGGCGACTGGCAACAGTTTGTGCAAGGCCTCAATGCCCTGGGTGCGGATGTAGGGGCGCTCGGCTTCTTCCACTGCCAATCGATTCAGGTCGTCCTGCATGCGGGTGTGTGCTGACTGCATGGTGGTTCTCCTTCGGATGGTGCCCAGGCGTTGCCGCGCCTGGGCGGTTGGGTCAGTGGGTGATGGCCAGCAGGGCGTCAGGCGCTGCGCTACAGGCGGCGAACAGGACGATCAGGGCCAGGGCGCTGCCGAGTAGTGTGATGACGGTGTCGACGGGGTTTTCATCGTTGTGCATGGTGGTTCTCCTTCAGGGTTATGCCGGCGTTGCCGCGCCGGCTTTGGGGTGTTGCTGGAAGATCCAGCACTTCACGGTGGGGGACTTGAAGACGGTGAGGTTGTTGCGCTTGGCCTGGTGCTTGCGCACGGCGCTGGCCACGGCGACGTTGGCGTCGACGAACTTGCGGGAGCGGCTTTCCTTGAGCAGGTCGCGCAGCACGTTGATGTCCGGCAACTTCTGCTTGTGCTCCTGGGCGCGTTCGTAGAAGTCGTTGAGGTTGATGGCGATTTCGCCCTTTTCCGCGTTGTTGCTGTGGTTGACCACCGGGCCTTCGCCGTCCAGGCCTTCGAGGAAGTCGAACACTTCCCAAAATTCGGCCACGTGCTGGTGGTCGGCGCTGATCGATGCTTGGCGCTCCAGGGCCATGGTGATGATCTGCCGTTGCGTGGCGCTGACCTGGGCGTCGCTGATGGGCGCCACCTGGCGCAGGCAGTGCAGCAGGGCCATCAGCATCGCGTGGTTCTTGCTGATGCGTTCCACACGGATGTAGCCGCGCAGGGTGTTGCCGCAGCTGCAAGCGTGCTTTTCGTTGGCGGTGGCGTAGGGCGTTTCGCACTGCCAGCAGTGGGTGTGCAGGCGGCGCAAGCGCGATTCGTAGCCGGGGAAGTACTCGGCGAAGGCGTCCAGCACGCCGGCTTCTGCCTTGATGGCCAGCAGCAGGAAGTGGCTGAGCATGTCGCCGTCCAGGGCGTTGAGTTTGTCTGCCGCTGCACGGCTCTCAGGCGTGACCTGGGGGCGCACGAAATGCAGCTTGCAGATGCGCGTCATGATCGCCTCATGCGCCACCACGGCCGCGTTCTGGCTGATGGCGATGGTGCCGCGAAAGGGCGGCTCATACGTCTCGTTGCCCGCTGTTTTCACGCCCTTGGTGGCCAGGGTGCCGCCGCCGAAGAAGTCTTTCAGCTCGTCCCACTCGAAGGTTTTTGCGTGGGGCTTGTCGTCGCTGTGGCGATCGGCCTCCAGATACACCACGGGCATGCCGGCCACCTGGCCCATCAGGCGCGAACGGCCGGCCTTGGTGGACTTCATCGGGTCGAAGCCCTCGTAACCGGGGCGGCCGAGCAGCTTCCAGAGCAGGTTGAGTAGGGTGGTTTTGCCGGCGCCGGCCTCGCCGGTCGCTTCCAGGAAGGGAAAGGACTGCCAGCGCGCGCGAATCTGCTCGCAGAACAGCGAGCCGAAGAACCACACCAGGGCCACCGCGCCCTGTGCGCCGAAGCACGTCCAGAGCAGCTCGAACCATTCGCTGCTGTAGGCCTTGGCATCACGACTGGGGCGGATGGTGACGCCTTTTTGCAGCGTCTTGATGCGCAGCTTGCCGAACTCGAAATAGTCCTCGGCGTTGGCCTCGTAGACCTGGCCGTCCTTGACGGCGATATCGCCATACACGTAGCAACCGTGGTCGCGGCTGTAGCCCACAAAGTCGATGGTTTCGACGGTTTTGATGCCGTAGGTCTGCAGCTTCATGATCTTTTCGAGCTGCTGGCCGGTACCGGTGAACATGGCGCCGGCGGCCATGCCGAGCAGGCGCTTTTTGAACTCGCTGGCGGCGGCGATGTGGGTGGCGGTGAAGGTGTTCTTGACGCTCGGCGCGCCGTGCGGGAAGTCGACGCGCAGGTAGTACCAGGATTCGTCGGTGATCTCGTTGCGCTGGAAGTACAGGGCTTCGAAGTAGCAGTTGGCGATTTCGTTGACGCTGCCGGACAGGCGCAAGGCGCGTTCACGAATTTGCGCGTTGCTCAGCTCGCGGTGTTCGCCCTTGTCGTCGCCCTCGATCGCCTGAACGGCCTTGTTGTATTTGTCCAGGTCGAGCGACCACCAATAAAGGCGGTTGTCGAAGCCGAAGTGGAACTCGCGCCACTCGTTGCGCTGGTAGATCAGCAGGCCCTTTTCCGAGGCGCTGTCAGCGATCAGCAGGGCGCCCTGGTAGCGGGCTTCGTCCAGATCGGCCGCTACGCGCTCTGCACGCTGCTCGGCGTCGTCGATGAAGGCCCAGCGCTGGTGCAGGTCGTTCCAGTCCACTTTTTTGCCGCGCTGGGGGATTAGCGCGGCCTCGCAGGTGAAACCGAGTGCTCGGGCCTGGGCGACCCATTTGCGGGTGTAGCTGCGGGCTACCGGCTCGTTGTCCAGCGCCCAGACCAGGGTGGGCAGGCGGCGGTCTGCGTCGATGCAGGCCTGTTTCAACTCGCGGAGCGATTGCTCTGGGAAGGCGTTGCAGCTCATGGCCGAGACGGCCGGCACGTCGTGGTGCAGCAGGGCGATGGCGTCGAAGATACCCTCGACGATGTGCAGCTCGTCCAGCGTGGTGAGGTCGAGCGACGGCGGGCACCACCAGACACCCTTGTAACTGGCACCGGGCGCGAAGCGCGCTTTCTGTTTGCCGAAGCGCTCGGGGCGGTCGATCAGGCGTTCCCAGTAGCCACCTTTGGCCAGCGGGAAGCGCACGGTGGCGCTGCCGAAGCCGAGCTCGCGTGACCAGAAGTTCTCCTGGGTGAACCAGCCTTCGATCAGCTCCATGCGGAAGCCGCGGGCGAATTCCAGGTAGGCGCGGGCGGTGGCGTTGGGTTGCTGGTCGGTGGCCGGTGCGCGCTCGCTCCAGTCGTTGAACAGGTCGTCGTAGAGGTCTTTGACGTGGTACTGCGCGCCGCACTTGCCACGGCCGCAGATCAGCAGCCAGGGCGAGTCGGTGAAGGTGTACAGCTCGGGCTTGCCGCAGGCCGGACACTTGCCCTTGCGCATGTACTGGGTGCCACGGATGGGCTTGAGGCCGGGGTAGTCGCGCTGGATACGGGTGACGATCTCGTCGCGCAGTTTGGTTTGCATCTGGCTCATGCTGCTGGGCCTTGTTGTGAGACGTTGAGCGCGGCTTGCAGCGCGCCGATGGTGCGTTTGTGGCCAGCTAGGGCCGGGTAATCGGTGAGGATGCGTTGGCTACGAAGGCCTGCCGGCACCTCGCGGTAGCGGTCGGCGTACCAGTGCAACTGCATGCCCTGGCGCAGTTGTTCGCGCAGGCTTTCGAGCAGGGCCTCGGCCACTGGTCGGGGCATTTGCAAGGGGACTTCGACGGCGTTTTGCATGGCGCATCTCTCGAAAGTGGGCGAATGCTGGGTGCAGCTCCCCCTTACCCACGCAAGGCGGGCAGGGGCTGGGTGGTGCGCTTATGGGTGGAAAGCGGGCGGCGGTAGCTCGCTGATGGCCAGGGCCACTAGGCGCGGAGCCATGAACAGTGGTACGTCCAGTTGATGCACCAGGTGGCTGGTGGTGCGTTCGATCAACTGGGCGTCATCGCCCAGGTGTTCAGCCTGGTGCGCCTGCAGGTAGCTGAGCGCCTGTGCCTGCATCTGGCTGCGGTAGTCGTGCGGCAGGGGCTGGACGGCGTTCATGCGGTGGCCTCCATGGCATCGAGCAGGTCGAGCTGGTCGGTATTCGGCTGGCTGTCGCGCAGCGCCTGCATGCGTTGCACCGAGGGCGCGATGGGCAGGCTGATACGCGGCTTGTCCAGCCCGCTGGGGCTGAGCGCGTAATCCCAGGTGAGCGAGCCGGAATAGGTGGCGCCGCAGGCCAGGTTGCAGCACTGCGCGTACATGGTCTTGAAGGTGGGCGTTTGCGACTCGCTGTTGCGGATGCGCATACGGCTGCCGCAGGCTGGGCAGAGGCACTTGTAACCGCCGCTGTTGGCTGTCATGGCTGGGGCTTCCTGTGCAAGGCAAGGATGGCGCCCACTTCGGCGTGGCGCGCGGCGATGTGCTGGCGGTGGGCGGTGATGATGCTGGCCAGCTCGGCTTCGTCGATCTGCCCGTCCTCCAGGGCCTTGAGGATCATCGCGTCGACCTTGCCACGCTTGACCGCCGTGCCCATGGCGCGGGCCAGCAGGTCGATGTTGTCTGTGTCTGCCTGCTCGGGCATGGCGACGAACACGCCGTTGTAGAGGCCGGTGAGGTAGTCGGGCAGGTAGGTGGTGCCGGCGACCTTCTCCAGTTGCCGCACTTGCTCGTCCGTCAACGGTCGGTGGCCGGGGTTCTCATACAGCTTGTTGTCGAGCTGTTTGAGATCCAGCCCCAGGCAGGCGGCGGCGCACTCGCGGCCACCTGGGAAGGCGGCAACCACGGCCAGCACGGCGCGGCGGCGGCTATCAAGAATCGGGCGCTTCATCTTCTCGTTTCCCCCATTGGCGCGGCGCACTACTGTGCGACCGTGCCTTCCTTGATACCGAGCAGCACGGCGGCGCGGTGGGCTTTACCGCGCAGGCACTTTTTCTGCCCGTTGAGCACGGCGTAAACGGTGGACTCGTCGAGTTCGTTTTTCTCGGCCCATTCCCGGATGGAGATACCGATAGCGGAGAGGCGTGCGCGGGCAGCGTTGCGTGCTTGCTCTGTTGGGTAGGCGTTCGGCATAGTGCAGATTCGTGCAATTTCATGTGATGACACGCAAAGAATGATGCACGTTTCTGCACTTGTAAATAGCGGAGATGAAAAATATTGCATCTTTCAAAAGAAGCGATAGGTAACCGGCTGCAAGAAGAGCGGAAGCGGTTGGGGTTGAATCAGGATGTTTTCGCTGCCCACATCGGTGTAGCAAAGCGCACCCTCGCGGGTTATGAGGGCGGGGCGGGTGATGTGGGGGCTTTGGTTCTCGCACATGCGGCGGCGCTTGGTATTGATGTGCTGTATGTCGTGACCGGCCAGCGCACGCCTGAGGCCGCCAGCAGCTTCAGCGGCGACGAAGTCGACCTCGTCGAGCACTACCGTCAGTTACCCGAGGGCGACCGGCAGCACACACACAAGATGGTAAATGCATTAGTAATGGTAACTAAGCGCTTTGAAAGTTAACTGGAAATTTAACGCTCCAGCGCAGAGAGCTTTATTCAATGATTAAGTATTTCTCTGTCAATGGCTTTAAGTCACTGATTGGTTTTGAGATGGATCTTGCTCACTTCAATTGTCTTGTGGGACTCAATGGTGCAGGTAAAAGCACCGTCTTGCAGGCTTTTGATTTTGTCTCAAGTGTATGGCAGGGACGTGTCTTTCAGTGGCTGGAGTCAAGAAAATGGCAGATGTCTGACTTGGCTTTCTATGGGTCGCGAAAGCAAGTTATTAGTCTGCAGATATTGCTTGATCTGGATGGTGCTACCTACATCTGGACTGCCTCATTTAATCGCTCGCGCGGAGCCTGTACTTATGAAACGATTTCACGTCTTGGTCTAAATGTTGAGGGAAAGTATTCAGTAGATCAGGTTTTTTATTTTCATGAGGGTAAGTATAAACTTTATTCTCAAGAGCTTAAGTCAGTAGATTTTGTCTTTGAGGGCTCTCTTCTCTCTGCTTTGCGTGATGAAGTGCTGGGGGAGGAATTCATTGCTGTAAGGTCTTACTTACAGAATATTAGGTCAATGGACTTGCTTTCACCGCATCTTATCCGACAAAAATCGCGTGCAGCCTCTGCAACAGATATTGGGTACGGCGGAGAAAAGTTATCTGTTTTTTTACATGGCCTTTCCTTGTTGGAGAAACAGGACTTAGTACAGCAGTTACGTAAATTTAACCCTAGAATTGCTGATATTCGTACCTCCAAGATCCGTGGTGGCATGGTTAAGATTGAGATTTCCGAATATTTAGAGGGCGATCAGTTACCCAACATTGAAGTGCGTCATGTTAGTGATGGTCATTTAAGGTTGTTGGCTATTTTAGCTCAAAAATATAGCGACAATGCCTTTGTCTTGTACGATGAAATTGAAAATGGTGTAAATCCTGAGGTTACTCAGAATTTGATTCGTGCGCTCATGGGGGCCGCGAGGCAAACATTAGTTACCACTCACTCGCCAGTGGTTCTGAATTTTCTTTCGGATCAAGAGGCCAAGGATTCTGTCACGCTGATTTATAAGCGTGATGATGGAATTACTCGGGCAATTAAATTGTTCGAAATTCCTATGATTAAGGATAAGTTGGATTTTCTTGCTCCTGGTGAGGCGATAATTGATTTGCCCCATGCTGCGCTTGCAGAAGAGGCCGAAGCAATACTTTTGGAGCGAGAAAGTAATAAGAAATGATCGAGTCTATAATCGTTACCGGGGAAGGGGTAACTGATCTAGGCGTTGCTGCTAATGGGCATGGTGTCGCCGAGAATGGCGATATTCTCGTCGGGCCAATGCTAAAAATTATTTATCGTCTTGTTTACGAGTTTGCCCCGGATTGGTTTCGTGAACAATGTGACTGGGATTCTCCTAACCCCATACATACATACTTGGTCAGCCGTTCCGAGCGCGCACGCGTCAGCAAGACTCTAAAACCCAATCTGTTTGAAACGCATATACATGGGAAGGGCGGTATCGAGCACTCCAAAGGGGCGTGGGCTTTGGCGACGATTGGCGCTGAGCGAGGCGCAACGCTCGCTGTGTATTTTCATGATACTGACGGAACACTTTCCGTCCTTAGGCGAACGCCTGACCTTCAAGAGATTATCGAAAACGCTGCAAAACGCGGATTCACTGTGGCTGCACACTTACCCGGCGTGGCTATGGTGCCAAAGCCCACCTCTGAGGCGTGGATGATATGCCATGCCAAGGAAGACGCTTATGGCGCTTGTGAGCTGCTTGAAACACGGTTGGCCGGGAATCAGGACTCAAAGGCTCGCTCGCCCAAAGTCATTCTCGAGGAACTACGCGGTGATACGCACCGAGAGGCCTTGAATGAGATCGTCGAGGAAATGGATTTGAACAGGCTTGATATGCCTAGCTTCAATTCATTCAAAGAGAGCTTGAGGGTGGCTGTAGAGCAGCTACTTGGCCCGCGCCAGTAAAAACTACGCCATTTGAAGGGAACTTAAATGCGTGCACCTAACGTGGCTGTGGCCACCGATTCACATGTGATCAAACTCTGTCATCAGATTCTGCCTGGCGGCCAGCCTTTGCTTATCCCTAGCAGCCCTCTGCCTGGCGCCCCTGAGAAGGAGTGCTTCGAGATCGTGGCGAGCCACGTCGAGCAGCATGGTGGAGAGGCTGTTTGTGGTTGGGCGATCTGGGAGGTGCGAGGTGTTTATGTTGAGGCTGAATACCACTGCGTATGGATGAACCCTGATGGAGAGCTGCGCTGCCTGACGCCGTTCCCCTTGGTATTCGACTCGATTCTTTTCCTGCCTGACCCCACTCGGCCTTACCAGGGGCGTCAGGTCGACAACGTGCGTGAGGCTCTAGTCAAGGACGTGGACGTCTACCGTCTCTTGTATTTGAACAAGCGGAGATTTGAAATCACTAATAAAGGGGGCTTGGCCGATCAGCACGGCGAAATCCGCTTGCCGCCGAAGGCTGCCAAGGAATATTGGAAAGTTGAGGACGAGCTGTTGAAGTTGATGTCTCGGCTCGCTCGACGTTACCCATGACCAACCAACAGCTGTATTTTTGAAGATCGTTGCGGGCACATTCTGCATTGGGGAAACCTCTGAGGTGTCCCGCTATTGTTCTTTCATAGGTCGTAAATTCTAGGTACTTGGTGCTGTAGCGCGGTACGCTACAGCACCCCGCTATAAGTCGACCCCATTAGAGGCATGATTAATATGCAATTACAGCTCGCTCTTGGCGGTGTCATTGGCTTTATTGTAGCTGTTTTCGCAATAATGATAACTCTTGCCTTTATTGAGCCGAGTAACCATAGCGCAAATGGGGTTCTTTATATTTTTCTAAAAGATATAGCAGGCCCAGTCGCTGCAGGCTTTGGAGGGGCGGGTGCAGGTGCATACATATCTTACGCATTGCATAAATCAGTATTGAAGGCGTCTGAAGATAGCGCTGACGCAAAGGATTACAATAAGGCTCTAGTTGTTTTGCTTGCTAAATATTCATTTTTAATTAAGGTTAAGGAGTCATTCATCGAGCCGTATCAGGACTTGGCGCATAGATACACAATGATCCCTCATGTGAAAGACGCAGAATTACCCAGCCAGAACGCAGGCGACTTGCTTTTGAGTATTGTTGTGGCCGCTGGGTACGAGTCTTTATATGGAGAGATACATAAGGCCGAAAATTTCCACAATGTCGCAATGGTATTGCTCAAAGAGCGCGGCGCTTTGTATGGCGATTTTACAGATAAAAACTCCATGAGGATTTCAGATTTTCATGTAATGACTGGAGTGGAAGAGTTACTAGAGATTCATGGAGTGATAGCCATGTTGCGGCTCTATGAGTCTACGGAGCAAGTCATTGCTACCATTGATACGGCCATTGAGAATTTCTATAATGTACTTAAGCGTCTTGAGGAGGAGTGTGCGCCAAGGCTAAATATTAAACTTGGCTTAAGTAAGGTCGTTTTTTCAATGATCAACTATGCAAAAGTTCCATCAAAAATTAAGGAGCCTTATTACAAAAATACATTTGAGCTTCTTAAGGCGTTTGAGACGCTCAATGCAAATTCTGTTCAGGACGATGTTGGCCGTCCTGCTTGAATTTTACTATTCTAAATTGCCAGGACGGCACCACTCACGAAAAGGAGTTCGACCATGCCCATTCTTCGCTATCTCGCCGTTGCCCTCGCTTCCGCCCTGGCGGCTGCTTATGCCGCCATCTGGTTCGTCGGCCCCGCGCCACTTGAGCGGAACGCCACCACCATTCCCCCGTTGCGTATCGCCCAGGGTGACAACCTGATCATCTGGGGCGGTTGGCGCACCCTTGAGGGCTATGCCTACGGAAGCACCAACGGTGTGGAGATTATCTGTAACCGTGAGCGGCAGACGTGCCTGGAGGCTTATGCCTCGCTGCTGTACCACACAGAAGGGCAGGATCTGGAGGCGCAGGCGTTCGACTATCAGGTGACCACCTGGGACGCGCAGCACCTGGTGGCCATCGACAAGGACGGTATGGGCGAATGCCTTGATCGCATTCTGCAGGTTGACCTGGTGGGCGAGGGGGCCACGCTGGAATGGCGCCCTGGTGCCGATGATTGCGAGGGCGATATCGGCAAGGCCGTGCTGGTGGGCGATCCCCTCTGAGCTGACTTGGGATTCTGAGATGCGCCGTTATGGTCAGTAACTCACTGCCAATAACGGAGTAAGCAGATGGGTACCGATGTAGACACGGCTGTTGGGGTGCAACCCGCGGAGCAGGTTGCACAGCCGGAAAGGGACTGGGTGACGCCAGAGGAACGGCTATTGCTGCGGTTCTACCGCCAGCTCGACCAAGGCGAACAGGCGTTTATGCGCCGCGCGATTGAGGCCATGGTGACGCGACGAGATTCGCCCATATGAATGAAGAAGCCCCGCAGGTGCGGGGCTTGCTGTGGTCATTGGCTTATTGAGGCTGGTCGGTCTATTCCGGCTCCGGCTCCGGCTCCGGCTCCGGCTCATGCACCTCCTCGTCCCCAGGCTCATCACCAGGTGCTTTGACATCCAACATGAATGATGTAGACAGCCCACCGTTACCATTGTCTGTGATCTTGATGACGACAGGTTCTTCAGTGGCGCTCTTAGCCTCTAGCCTGATTGCGAAACTACCGCCTTCGCTGATCAACATAGCGCTGACGGCCTGTTTGTCAGTTTCGGGGCCTGTCGGATATACGGCGCTCGTAAGGAGACTAGATGTGTTTGCGATAGCGTGGGTACTGGTTGTGCCGGGTGCCATAGTAACCGAGCCTTGGTTATCTATTCCCAAAATCCGAATTACGGGCACGCCCTGAAGGTTGCAACTGTCAGGGTTGCTTTTGCTGATTCTGTTGTCGGCAAATTCAATGCGCTTAACCCATCTATCTAGTTTCGGAAATAGTGCTGCAACCTGAGACTGCTGTCTTACAGTGAGCAGCTTTTGTCCGGTTGAACTATTCTCACCTATTTCGGGAATGCTCTTATAAATTGCAGACGCTATTTTTGCGTTACTCTCCGCTGGTGTAGGCTGGGCATTTGATAAGAGAATGTTCAGATCGGCTGCAACGCCTAGTACACGCTCTCGGTAGCTATTTGCATGGAAAACCGCAATCTCGAAGGCCGTTTCGTAGCGCTCTTCATAAACAGGCCAGGCATCGGGTCTCGTGGCTTTATAGTGTTCTGCCAGTTGCTCGCCTATTTCAGGAGTGATATCAGCATAGAATCCGTCAAGGCAGTTTAGAGCTTTAACACCTCGTTGGAATAATTGCTCTCTCGTCGGTGTATACATAGCGCTGTGAGCACCGTACAACGTTCCTGCACCTGTGGCTAAGGCTGCAATTTGACTCCTGCCTCCATCAGTTACCCCTTTGTAAGCGCCCAGGCCAAGAAGCCCAGCAATAGCAATAGTGGTTGAGTTTGAAGTTCTTGATAGGCTGGCTGCTGAGGATTGAAAGTGTTCTTTAAGTTTGTTTGATAGTTTAAGCGTGGATGAGTTGCAGTTGAAATTTACCGTTTTTGTAGTGGTGATAGTCTTTGTTGTGGTTGTTTTTTTGTCTCCATCGAGTGTCTCTGATGGACCTATCGTCTGACTGTCCTGTGTGGTGAGGCCAGGTCTACACTCAGACATTCTACTTTCGATTTTTGCTGAGGGCACATAAGGCGAAAATAGGGTGCATCCGCCAATTGGTAGGACGATCAGGGCTATCACGCAGCGCTTCAGAGTCATCATTCGTTCCCTTGAATCATGAGATGCGATGACAGGCTAGCCTATTGCCAGCGCTTTGCCAGTATCCGTTTGAGCGCTGATGGCCAGCAGCTGTAGCGTGCGGTTGGTTGCGGCGAGAGGAGCTTAATCCGGTATAGATTTGGCCTCGTACGAGTGAGGCGATGGTGCCGAGAATTTGGCTCAGGGAACAGCCAGCCGCACTAGTGCGGGGCTGGCTCGTTTTTTATCTCGTCGCGGTCGTTGCCATGGCGTTTCACTATTTCTTCAGGTTTGAGCCAGGTTTCAGGGCAGTCGATCGCTTCGAATACGTAGCTATGCTTTGTATCAGGTAGAGCAACGATAGCTTTACCTGATTCCAGGTAGGCAATTTTAGCGCCCTTTATACCCTCAATGCCGCACTTCTCTGCCTTTACGTGGAAGCTTGCGTCTACCAGTTCCTCACGGATTCGGTTGTCGGCCCAAGAGGTTCTTAATACGCCTTCGGCTACAGTGAGAGGAGATATTGCGAGAATTGCAAAGCTAAATGCGATTGCATAGCCAGGAGCAAGCTCTCGAAATATTTTGCGCTTCACAGGCATCTGTAGAGTTGTATAGCTTGCGATTTTTGACGCGTCAGTATGTGATGTTTTGAAAAGTGCGACAAAGTAAATTGCCAATGACCCCATGGCTAAGGTCACCAGCCAAGCAACGGGCACCATGATTAACGTTAGCCATGCAAGGCCCGTTGGTAGTTCGCTAGCTCTTATTCCGACAAGGCCACTGATTATGCTCTCTGCATAGCTTGTGGCTCTTGACAGGTTTACTGTTGCTGATACTGCAATTACAAAGTTTAGCCGGCCTGAGTATTTTTGATATGTCGAAAGAACTTCTTTTGATGTGATTGCATAGAAGGCGGCTAAAATCATCGCTAATATGGTTATAACGCTCCCAATGGTTGCGAATATTTCGCTCTTGGGTTTTACAAGGATGATGTGAGTGGCAACTGGTATCGCAAGAACTAGTAGAAAGGTGAGTAATATTAAATATTTTTCCTCGTATGAAGAGTGTTTGAATCTGACGATGTTATAAAATATCACACCTCCTTTGTGGTAATTGTTGTCTAGCTTGTTTCTTGCAAGTATTCCCCAAACTAACGGTACGTAGAGGTAGATCAGAAAAATATAGAAGGCTGCTTCCACGATTAACAAAATCCCTGTTAAGTGTTTAGCTGCTAATCGTGATGGCTTTTTGATGTTGAGTAAAGAAGGGAGGCCTTAGCGCGCTAGTCTTTCAAGCTCACGCTTTACCGCCCGCTGCGCACTGGCCTTGCTCTCGTAGAGGTAGGTGAGGCGGCGGGGGTTGGTCTGGTCGCCCTCGGTGAGCTGGTGTTGCTTGCCGGTTTTGGCGTCGCGGTACCAGGCGACGATGCCGGTATAGCTGCCGCTCTGCTCGGCGAGGCCGGCGATGTCTTCGCCGTCCGGCAATTGTGATTCCAGATCCAGGGAGGTGGTGTAACTGTCGGGTGTGAAGCTGTGGCGGATGTTGCCGCCGAGCCAGATGATTTCGGCAATCTCGGCCTTGATGCCGGTGAGGCTGTAGGTCTGATCGGGGATCAGCTCTGGCCGGCCCTTGGCCAGGGTGTAGCTGAGCGTGGCGGTGCCGCGCTTTAGGCGGTTGAACTCGGCGCGGGCGGCCTGCAGGGCGCTGGCCTGGTCGGTGTAGCTGTGGCGCAGTTCCTTGAGGTTGTCACCGGCGCCGGCGATGGCCTCTTTTTTGTCCGCGCTGTTGACGTCGTAGTAGTAGGCCTTGACGCCGGTGTAGGCGTCGCGGTCGGCCTGGAGGAAGCGGTGTTGGTCGCCATCTGCGCGGGTGAGGGTGACGTGAGGCAGGGCCAGGCCGCTGGCGGTGGTGGCCTTGCCGGTGGGCATGAACAGCAGCCGGCCGGCCTTTACGGTGGCGATGGCGTCATGCTCGCGGCCGAGGCGGCTGAGCAGGTTGGCGTCTGACTCGTTGGCCTGGTCGACCTGCAGCAGCTCGATGCCGGCGAGCACGGCGCTGATCACCGGTGCCAGGTCATGAGCGGAGGCAATGGCGCCGATGACGGTGCTCAGGGTGGCGCTACTCCAGCTGCGTTCCTTCTTGACCTTGAGGCCGCCGCGTAGGTCTGCGCTGCGTGCGCGGATGCTGAGGGTGTCCGGCGCGCCGCTGTGTTCGGTTTCGTCAACGGTGTAGGTGCCTTTGTCGACCAGGCCGGTATCACTCCAGCCCAGCCACAGGTGCAGGGTGGCGCCGCGTGGCGGGATGGCGAGCAGGCCGTCGTGGTCGCTGAGGCTTATGTCGAGCTGGTCGGCCTCCAGCCCGCGATTGTCCGTCAGCGCGATGCTGATAAGGCGTGCCTCGATCGCTTTGGTAATGTCGGTGCCGTTGACCACCAGGCGGCAGATGGGGCGCGGGTAGTTGGTGAGGTCGTGCAAGCCGTTGCCGGCGCGTTCGAGCATTTGCCCGGCTTGGGCAAGCACGCTCACAGCAGGCCCCCGAGCACGCCACGGACGGCGCCGCCGATGACGCCGGTGAGGCTGCCGAGCATGTCAGTGCGGCCGTCGTCGATGCGCTTGAGGTTGATGGTGAACTCATAGCGGCGGGGGGTGCCGTCCTCGAAAAAGATTTGCTGCGTTTCGCTGATGCTGGTGATGACCCAGGCACCGTAGATGCGGCCGGTACCGCCGACCAGGGGCCAGGCCTTGCCGGTGTCGGCCATCATGCGCAGGGTGTCGAGGCTGAGCGGCGAGCCGACCAGGCCTGGCAGCAGGGTGCCGGGCAGGGTGATGGTGTCTTCCCCTCGGCCCAGGAACTGGCTGGCGGGGTTGGTGCCGATACGACTGGTGGAGCCGTGGCGCCATTCGGTGGTGCGCTGGAGCTCCTGGTAGGCAATGGTGGGCAGGCCAAACGTGAACATGCCGAGGGCCATCATCATCGCGTTTTACTCCTGGTCTGACAGTGCGCTGCGGCTGCGCGCTTGTTGGGCGCGCTGGATCTTGGCCACCTCGGTGGCCACCAGGCGGGCGAGCTGCTGCTCGTCCATGCCTGGCGTCGGATGCACGTGGATGTGGATAGGCGGCAGCGGTTGCACCTGGGCGGCCCGGGGCGCGCTTTGGGTGGCCAGGGGCGGGCGGTTGTCCAGGGCGATGGCTCTGCCGGCTGCGCCGACGGTGATGGCGCCGGCGGCAGCCAGTTGCTTGCCGAGGCCGAGCACGGCGTCGAGTGGGCCGCGCTGGCCACCAACGAGGCCTTTTTCCAGCCCCTGCATGGTGAAGCCGCCCAGCTCGGCGAATACGCGCGACGGGGAGTGGATGCCGAGCAGGCCCTTGAACTTGGTCACGACACCCTCTGCCACGCCGCCGATGGCCGAAGCGAGCCTGGGAAACATGCTGGTGACGCCGTTGATGAGCCCCTGAATGATGTTGCTGCCGAACTCGCTGAACTTGGTGGGCAGCTCTACGCCGAAGTAGCTCATTACTGTGGAGAAGGCGCGATAGAACAGGCCCAGCGGGGAGAAGTTGAGAATGAGCGCGGTGATGCCGCTGAAGCCGCCGGCGAACCCGGCCTTAATCTCTGCCCACAGGTTGGCGATGCCATCGGTGACGCGCGGCCACAGGCCTTGGAAGAACGGGACGATTCGATCCCAGTTTTCATAGATCAGCGCGGCGGCCGCCAGGGCGGTGATGGCCAGGCCGATGGGGTTGAGCATGAGGGCGCGGCCGAGCCACACCAGCACACCACCGACTGCCTTGAGACCTGCCACAGCGCCGAGGCTTTTGATGCCCAGCAACATCATGGCGTAACGCACCATGGCGAAGGGGCCGAGGATCGAGGCGAGCATTAGCGTCAGGCCGCCCATGGTGGCCATGATCAGCCCCAGGCCGGCGACCATCTTGAGTATCTGTGCGGTGAGCTTGGGGTTTTCCTTCACCCAGACGCCAAGGCGGCCGACCATTTCGGTGAGGCCCTGGACGAACTCGCGCAGCGCGCCGTTTTGCTGATCAAACAGCTCGATGCGTACCTCGTCGAGGCCGGAGAAGAGTTCGTCCAGGTCGCCGGTGAGGTTATCGGCAATAGTCTTGGCAGTTTTGGCGGCGGCGCCGGCGCTGTTCTCGATTACCTCCAGGTATTTGAGGATGCCGCCTGCACCGGCCTGATTGATGAGTTCGGCCATGCCGGCGGCGGGCTCTTCGCCGAAGATGGCCTTGAAGTATTCCAGGCGATCCCCGGTGCCCATCTTTTCCGTGGCCTTGGCCACTTCACCGAGCACGGTGGTGATATTGCGGACGTTGCCCTCGGCGTCCTTGGCGCTGATGCCGAGTTCTTCCATCGCTTTCTGCGCTGGCCCCAGGGGAGCGGACAGGCGCAGCAGCATGGCGCGCAAGGTGGTACCGGACTTGGTTGCTTGAATGCCGACGTTGCCGAGCAGGCCGGCCATGGCGGCGGCCTCTTCAAGGCTCATGCCTGCCGTGGCCGCGACCGGGCCGACGTATGACATGGTGTCGCCGAGCATCTCCAGGTTCATGTTGGAGGTGGTGAACGCCTTGGTGAGTACGTCCGCCACGCGGCCCATTTCGCTGGGGTCGATACGGAAGCCGCCGAGGATGTTGGAGGCGATATCGGCAGTGCGGCCGAGCTCCATATCGCCGGCCTTGGCCATGTCGAGCAGGCCGGGCATGGCGGCCATGATGTTCTTCGGGGTGAAGCCTGCCATTGCCAGGAACGCCTGGCCTTGCGCTGCGTCTGTGGCGCTGAACATGGTTTCGGTACCCAGCTTGCGGGCCTGGGCGCGGATGGCAGCGAGCTGCTCGTCGGCTTTGTCCAGGTTGGTGAGCGCCTGCACCTTCGACATTGTGGTGTCGAAATCAAGACCCGGAGCCAGGACGCTGCGCAGACCGTAGAGGATGCCGCTACCGGACGCCAGGCCAGCCGCGCCGGAGCCGGCCATGCTGCCGGCGAGCTGCTGGGTTTTGTCGTACTGGGCGCGGGCCTGGGCCAGGCGTTTGGTCTGTTGCGACAGGGCCTGCATGCGCCGGCCCTGGTCACTGATGGTTTTGTTGGTCTGCTCGATGCGGTTGCGGAGCTCGCGCTCGTGCGTGATCAGGTTGCGGGTGCTGATGCCGGCGGCGTTGAGCTTGTTGCGTAGGCCCTGGAGCTGGGTTTGTTGCTCCTGGTGCTCGCGCTTGAGGTTGGTTGCGGCGCGGATGGCGCCCTGCAGGTCGCGCTGCATCTGCCGCGTGGGTGCGCCGGTGGCAGCCATCTGGCGGCCGAGTTCCTTGACGCGGTCGCGGGCTTGCTGGAGCGATTGCTCAGTCTGGCCGGCAGCGGTGCGCATAGTGCGCCAACTGCTGATGTCGCGCTGTTGGGCCTGCATGGCCTTGAGCTGGTCGCGGGATTCCTTGAGTGCGCGACCGAGCCCAACGCTGCCCTGGGTGATGGCGCGAATGGGGCGGGTGGCACGGTCAATGGCCTGGAGGATTACCTCCATTTTCAGGTTATTGGCCATGCTGCCGCTCCCAACGCTTTCTGGCTTCTTCGCGCCAGTCGATCAGTTCTGCCAGGCCGAATGCGTCCATTTCGGCCGGCGCCCAGTGAAAGACCATGGCGATGTCCGCCATTGCGTCGTCTACGCGTCGAGGACAGCTTCCCTCGCCGACTTCTTCAGCAAAAAAGTCGCCACCTTGCCGGCGCAGTCGACGAGGTCGGCTGGATCCATGTTGCCGATCTCGTAGTCGGTCAGGCTGGGGGTGGTGATGCGCGGCAGCACTTTGCGCAGGGCGAGCACGTCCATTTGCAGCAGGTCGGTCAGGGCGACGCCGCGCAGCTCGCCGGATTTCGGCTTGCGTAGGACGATTTCGGTGATTTCCTGGGTGCCGCGCACGATGGGGGTGTCGAGCGTGACTACTGCCTCATTGGGGTTCTTGGCTGGGGCGGCCTCGGCTGCTGCCGTTTCCTGCTTGGTCTTGTCGTTGGACATGGGTGGACTCCTTCGGTGTAAGGGCCGGCGCGCGCTGCGGGTGCAGCGCTGCCGGCATCGGGGGTGGGTTATGCGGATTACAGGCCGATGTTGCGGCGGTGCTCGGCGAGCAGGTCGACGCCGTCGACGATGAATACGAAGTTGAGCAGGTCGATTTCGATGATGGTTTCACCGTCGACAACCAGCCTGTAGTAGGTGCAGGTGGTGGTGATTTCGTGCTCGGTGTCTTCGCCGGGGGTTGAGTCGCCGAAGCTGATTTCTTCATGTCGGCCGCGGACTACGACTTCCACGGCGCTGACTTCGCCGGTGTCGTCACGCTGAACAGAGCCCATGAAACGGAGCATGACGCCATCAGCGCGCACGGCGCCGTATTGGCGCAGGGTGAGCAGCGACCAGCCGCCGAGGGTGTAGCTGAGCTTGATACCGTCGTCGCCGAGGCCGAGGTCGACCATTGCCGGGCCGTCCATACCAGCGGCGCGGAAGGCTTCCATCTTGCGGGTGAGGGTGGGCAGGGTGACGGTATTGGCCTCGCCTTGGTGCCCGTTACCTTCGTTGAAAATATTCATGTGCTTGAGCTTTTTGGGCAGCGCCATGGTGGTGCTCTCCTACGGCGCGGCCGGTGCCGCGCGGGTGAATGGGGTCAGGCGTTTACGCTTTCAGCGAACGTCATGAGGTAGCGGTCGGTGATGCGCTGGCGAAGGGTGAGGTCTTCAAGCGGCGGCACGGGGGTGTAGTCGTAGTCAATGAAGCACTTGCCGGCCTTGAGGGAGTCTTTGTCGTTGGCCTCGGGGTCGAACCAGGCTTGGCCGTCGATGATGTAGCCACCGGTTTTCAGCTCGCGAAATTTGGCGTTGATGCCGTCGATGATGTCTTTCACCAGGCTGCCAGACATGGGCTTGTCGACTGCCCAGAAGTGACCCTCGGCCATGGTGTCGGCCAGCACTTGCGCGGTGCGGGTGTAGTTCTCGAATGCGAATAGCGGGTCGGCACTGGTGGTGCGGTTGCCCCAGAAGCGGAAGCCGTCGCGGCGAATCAGGGTGGTGACTTCGCTGGCGTTGAGCAGGCCTGCGTCGGTGGCGGGGTTTTGCAGATCCCAGTAGATGTCGCGCGACAGGCCGGTGACGCCGTTGACGGCGACGTTGGACAGGGTTTTGTGCCAGCCGATCTGCTGGTCAATCTTGGCGCGCAGGCCGAGGGCACGGGCGACCGCAGCGGCTGGGGCGTTGGTGCCGGTGGCGGTGTCCCAGTTGATGAAGTCGGGCCAGATGAGCATGAGCTCACGCGAGCCGAAGCCTTCACGGTAGGCGATGGCCTCAGACACATTGTCGGCGCCCCAGGCGCTGGCGTAGGCGAAGGCGCGCATTTGCTCAGCGATGACGGCCAGCTCGGTGGTCACTGCCAGGTTGTCGAGCCCCGGCACGCCGAGGATGCGCGGGCGAACGCCGAGTTGTGCTTCGGCCGCCATGAGGGCCTTGAGGCCGGTGTACTGGCCGCCGGCGGTGACGCCACCGATGATTTTGGTGGTTTGGTCGGCCTCTTTGGCGGCGGCGTCGGCACCTTCGCCATCGGCTACGCGAACCACAACGGTGATTGGCTTGGTCTGGTCGGCGATGGCATCCAGGCTGCGGGCCAAGGTGCCAAGTTCACCAGCTTTGCCAGAGGCGGTCAGGACGTTGGTGAGCAAGACGGGTTTGTTGAGCGGGAAGACGGCGGGGTCGGCGTCGCTGGCAGTGCAGACCATGCCCACCACGGCGGTGGAGATGGTGCGGATGGGGCGCGTGCCTTCGTTGGCTTCGAGGACGCGCACGCCGTGGTGAAATTCGGTGGACATGGGCTAGCTCCTGGTGGCGTGGTGCCGTTGCAGTGAGCCTTGAGGGTGACGCGCGCGCGCAAGCAGGGCGAGCAGCGGGGGCTGTAGCGGGGCGCGGTACAGGGCGCGCATAAAAAAGCCCCGCACTGGCGGGGCAACGGGTGCAACAGGCGTAGGGTCAGGCGTTGTTGCCGATGCCGGCGACGGCGGCCTCGATCGATGCGATGGTTTGCGCGGCCAGTTGCTGGGCCTGTTCGACCTGGTCGGCCGCCATCAGCACGCGGATGTGCTCCTTGGCCGCCAGGCGGGTTGTGCGCAGTAGCTCCAGGGCGTTTGTGTACGCGGCAGCTTCGGCGAGGATGCTGTCGGCCGCCTGCTGTGGCGTGCGACCGTTGATGGCCCACGCGGCGACCATGGCGGGCACCTCGCCCTGGTAGTCGGCGGCGGCGAACTGCTCGGCGGCGAGGCGGGCGCGGTCGTACTCGACGGCGCGCAGGGGGTCGCCAGCAACAGCGCGGCGGGCAGCGTCGGCAGCGGTGTCGATGCGGGCGCAGAGCTCGTCGACAGTCGGCACGTAAGGCGGCGGGTCGATCAGGATCAGCTGGCCGGCGTCATCAAGAACGACGTGTTTGCCCTGGTTGATTCCGTCGAGCAAATACGCGTGCTGTTCTGGGCTGATCTCGATAGCGTCATCTGGCACTGAGTGGTGTACGCGGCTGTCGAAGAAGCCGCGCTCGCTCGGGCTATACATATACAGAGTGGGCATGGTTAGTGGCCTGTGGCTTCGAAGTAGATGAGGTTTCCATTCGGAATGCCTGAGAGCACTGCGAACTGTGTCCTACTGACGATGTGCGACGTTGTGCCTTCAGCGTTGGTCGAGTCCCACCCTGATGTGCGTGTTGCAACCAGCGACATGCATGCATTCGGGAATGCAATGGGGAACGAGCGGTAGTCGGTGACGTTTGCGGCTTCAGTGACCACGCCGAATTGCCTGATTAACCCTGTGTCGCCACATTTCCACCATGCTGAGTTGCCGACAACGCCGAATGTATTTTTCGGTGAATCGGGCAGCTCGTTGAGGCGAGCCCTTACCCATGCAGAGTTCACAATGTGAGTGGTGTTGGACGCTGCTGCCGGGGTTGGCGTTGTTGGCGCACCAGTGAATGCAGGGCTGGCAAGTGCGGCTTTGGCGGCCAGTGCCGCCACTAGCCCGGCTACCCCTGTTTGGGGAATGTCAGTCAGGCCGGTGCCTTTTCCGTTGTAGCTGCCTGATGTCCAGAAGCCGAGGACGCCCATGCCTGCGTATTGATTTCCAGCCTGATAGAGGTAAACCCCTTCTCCAGCAAGGGTATCGGCCGAGTGCCCCGAACGCAGCCACGCGAGGCCATAGAGGGCGGTTGGCGCGTATGCCGTGCCTGCTGCGTTACCCGAGTATGTATGCCCCATTCCCCACACTGTTGCGCCCCATGCCGCCCCCGAGCCACTTACGCTGCCGTAACCGCCAGAGACGTTCTGAGCCATATTGATGTAGCCAGACACGTTACCGCCCGTAAGCGGCAGCTTGCTGTCGTCCGTAACATTGATGTTGCCGGAGCCGTCGAACGCTGTGCCGTTGATCAGGCGAGCTACTGCCAACTTTGTGGCTGTTGCGGCATTGCCGGTGGTGTTCTGGGTACCTGCGATGTTCACGCCAGGCAAGTTGATGTTGGCGGTACCGTCGAACGCGACGCCGCCGATAAGACGCGCGACCTGGAGCTTTGTAGCCGATACGGCGTTGGCTGTCGCATCCAGCTTGTTGGCGGCCAGGGCAACGACCTGAGCTTGCAGCTTGCCCAGCGCCACCAGTACGGAGTCAGTCGCGAGAACGGCTGCGTTGGTGGCTGTGCTCAGGCCGGTGAGCACAGCTGCGCGAACGTCTGCGGCGAAGTTGCGCCAGGTTTTGTTGCCGCTCCAATACTGGGCGGTGGTGCTAAGGGCGATTAAGGGCTCTTTTTCATCCTGGAGCTTTTTGCCCTGTGCTGCTGTCAAGGCCGCCGATGAACTGTCGGTCGTGAGGTTGTTGACCAGGGTGGTAACGCCAGGGGTGGTCTCTGTTGCGGGCGGGTTGATGAAGCTGATGTCGCCGAACTCGATCACACTGGCGTCGAGGCTTTCGAGAATGATGTCGGTGGCCAATAGCAGGGTGGACGGTGCGGCTTTCTGGATGATCCAGCCATCCGCCGGCAACTGCGAGTAGACGGCAATGAGGGTGCCTTTGTCGCTGATCAAACCGAACTCACCGACGTTGTAGGCGGCGCTGCTTTCATCCATCGCGACGACGTGGATGGTGTCATCCGCTACTGCCTGGCCGGCAATGGTTGTGACGCGCTTTATCTCGGCCTGCAGGGCGGTTTGGGTTTTGAGCGGTGTGTACTGTGCGGCGCCGAGCGCGACGGCGACGATGGTGACTTTCTCGGTGCCCGTGTGCTGGGCTGCGATCATTTCGGCCCGGCCGGCATTGGTGATGGTGATGAGTAGGGCCATTAGGGTGCCTCGGTGCATTGAATGCGGCGGTAGATGACGGGGCGGGCAGCGCCAGCCAGGCCGAGGCCGCCGGTAGCTGCCAGGCCGAGCGTCAGGGTGAAGTGGCTACGCACGGGCTTGGTGCGCTCTATCTCTGCGATGACGTCTTGCTGATACGCGGCTGTGTTGGGCACGCCGGCGCCGAGGGTGAGCACAACGTCGAAGGTGTGCGGATCCCCCTTTGGTTCCAGTTGCCACCACTCGCGCAGGGCGAGGCTGGAGCCGAACGCACGCACGACGTCGCGCACGCTTTTGGCGGTGCCTTTGCGCCGCTGGATCTCGACTGCCGAGCGGATGCGCTGCCGCTTTACGGACTCGGGCCAATACGGTTGCCAGCTATCGAGTGATAGCGTCCAGGCCAGCCAGGGCAGCAGATGGGCGGGGCAGGTGTCGGGGTTCCAGAGTTCACGTAATGGCACGGCGAGCAGGCTGGGGCGCGCCTGCACCTGTTCAAGGGCGCGCTCGGCTGCGGTGCTGTTGGGCGGTAGAAGGCTGGGGAGGTTATTCATCGAGCCCACCGTCGTGCAGTGTGATGCCGGTGCAGTACGTGGCGCCGTTGCGGCCGACGACGATGCTGGCGGTAGGGCTGGTGAGCTCTACGCGCTGCACGCCGGGCTGGTGCAGGGCGGCATATAGGCCGGACAGGGTGACGTCGCGGCCCAGGCGGTGCTGGGCTGCGGCGTAGGCCTCGGCGGCTGCCAGGGCGTTGGCGAGTACGACCTCGCGGTCAGGCCCTGCGTAGAAGTAGAGCGTGGCCTCGATCGCGTATTCAGTGATGACGGCGCTCTGCACCTGGACGTAGTCGGTGAGGGGGCGGACGGATTCGGCATTGATTGCGGCGTAGACGGTGGCCTGCAGCTCGGGCGTGGCGACGCCGTTGCCAGTGCGCGATAGCACTGTGACCAGCACTTCACCAGGGTTTGGGCTGATGGCGCTGGCGTCGAGCACTAGGCCGGAGGCGCTGAGCGAGTGGTAGATATAGGCGCCTTCTGGGCCGGCGGTGCTGAGCCCTTCCAGCGAAAGCTGGATGCGGTAGCGAAACTCGGGGTCTTTCTCGTAGGTGGGCGGCACCGGTGGCATGGCGGTCGGGTCGCCCGGATCGGTGATCAGGCGCTCGACGCCGAACAGGGCGCCGAGGTTGTCGAGGTCGGTGTCGATGGCGTAGGGCAGCATGACTGCCTTGGCGGCCTCGTTGATGCGTTGGCGGAGCAACATCTCACGGTAGGCGGCGACCTCCAGCAGTTTGATGGCTGGATCGGACTCGACCAGGGCGTTGAACACGGGGTAACGGTCGAGCAGGTCATCGAGCATATCGGCGAGGATTTGTTCGACGCTGAGCGTCTCGACTACCTGGGGCGCGGGGACACGCGAGAGGTCGATAGCGGTGAAGGTCATACGATTGCCCCCAGGTTGATGGGCACGCGCAGGCTCATGGGCTCGTTGGTGTCGGTGACGGTGCCTTCCACGTCAAGCACCGCTTGGCCGGCAACGTCGCCAGGGGTGAGCAGTACGCGGCTGAAGCGGATGCGTGGCTCCCAGCGCATGAGGGCGGTGGCTACGGCGGCATACGCCTGCAGGCGGGTGGCGGCGTTGAGCGGCCAGTCCATGAGGTTGGCAAGGTGGCTGCCGTAATCGCGGCGCATGACACGGCTACCGATTGGGGTGGTGACGATGTCAGCGATGGACTGGGCCAGGTGTTGCTGGCTGGTGATGGTGCGGCCGGTACGGGCGTTCATGCCGATCATGTTCAGCCCCCTGCGAATACGTTGGGCGAGCCGGCGGCGACGCTGCTACCACAGGCGACGGGGTCGCCAATGCGCCCAATCGGCTTGCCGTTGACGAACACGGTGGCGCTGCCTGCTGCCAGCACGCTGGCGTGCGTTTCGGGGATTGCCGGGCAGGTATGCGCCGCCCAGGCATCGCCCTGGCGATGAACGGCAATACCGTTGACGAACACGTCGGGGCTCGCGCCGGTGCTGGGGCGCGGTGGCCAGCAGCCGTGGCCGGTGCAGTTGTCGCCCTTGCGGGTTACGGCCGGCATCAGTTGATGTCCACACGGGCGCCGGTGATGGCGACGTTGCCGGCGGCGGTGATCTGGATGTTGCCGCCGCTGTTGAGGGTGATGTTGCCGGCGGCGATCAGCTCGGCGCTGCCGGGCAGGGTGGCGCGCAGGTGGTGGGCAAGGCTGTCGTACTCGATCACGGCGCCGTCGCGGTAGGTGCGGCGGTGCAGGCCTTCGCGGTCGCCGTTGGCCGGGTGCTGGTCACTACTCAGGCCGGTGAGGGCGACGCCCTGTGCGAGGTTGCCGGAGGGGCTGAACAGGATGACCTGCTCGCCGACGGTGGGTGGGTCCCATTCGCGGTCTTCACCTGCGCGCAGGTTCAGCCAGGGGCGCCAGGCGGTGGTGATGTTGCCGGTTTTTACGCGCACGCGCGGCGGATCGACCTGAACGGCTTCGACGGTGCCGAAGCGGATCAGGTTTTCGATAAGGCGGGCGAGTTCGGCGAGGCTGTTCATGCCGCAGATGCTGCGGCTCACGCGCGCGGGGTGCACGCTGCGCCCCATGTAGCGGGGCGCGGTACAGGGCGCGGTCAGCGGGTGAGGTGGTCGAGCAGTTGGTCGCGGATCATTTCGATGGCGGCGTGGTTGAAGCCGAGCAGCTCGCGCTTGGCGTACTGCACTTCGGCCTGGCCACGGGCTGGGCGATCACGTAGGCCGCGCTGGTGAACCTTGGCGATGCGGGCGATGCGCCCGGTGAAGGCGATTGCGATGGAGTCCGCAGTGCTTTGCAGGCGCAGGTTTTTTGCCTGGCGCAGGCGGGTGAACATCTGGCGCTTGATGCGCCCTTGCTTGCCGCGCAGTGCCTTGGCTTTGCGTGGGGCGTATGGGGTGCCGTCCGGGTTGCGCTGGGTGGCGATGCGCTGCTGTTGGTTGCGGCGCAGGTCGCGGCCGATGCGGGTGGTGAGCTTGCGCCGTTCGACGGGGCTGAGCCTGGCTAGCAGGACGCCGGCCCAGTCTTCCAGGGCTGCGAGGTTGTCGGTCATAGCCCGAAATCCTGCTCGGGCGGGTGAGTGACTTCGAGGCTTTCGTCTGGCAGGCGTTTGACAATGACGCGCTCGGTCAGCGGCAGGGTGATGGAGAGGTCTACCAGGTCGTTAGCGAGGATGTCGGCCTCGAAGGCGATGGCGTCTTTGCCCTTCTCCAGGTTGGTGAGTAGGTCGGGCTGGTTGCGGCGCAGCCATGCCAGCAGCGGGATGGCGATGTTGTCGGGGTGGCCGGCGTAGTCGGTGATGATGATGTTGAGGGTGTAGCGATATTCGAATGACAGCCCCGGCGCGGCGGTGGCGCGGATGTTGCCCTCGTCGATGAAGACGAGCAGTCGGTCGGGGTTCTGAGCGAGGGTCGTGTCAGCGGCTAGCAGGTGGTCGCGCAGGCTGTTGGGTTTGTTCACGGGTCAGCCCTCGGCTGCTGTTGCTGGTACTGGTAGACGGCGTCGACCTGGGCGGCGCATTCGGCCCAGGCGGCGGCCAGGTAGTCGTTGTCGTCGCTGAGGCCTTCGTTATTCTGCGGCGCCGCTGGCAGCAGGCTGCAGGGCGTTACGACGGGACAGCCAGTCACGGTAACCACTGGCTCCGGTAAGGGCGGGGCGCTCATGCAGCCGGCGAGCAGCATCAGGCAGAGGCTGCCGCCCCCAATCACTAAAACTCGGGTCATTGCGGCTTATCTCCTGTTTCTGGATCTGGCTGGCGGCGTGCTGTTGGCGCACGTCGGCCTGTGCCGTTTGCATGCTCTGCTGGGCCAAGCGCTGGGCGGCCATCTCGCCGCCGAGGCGGATGATGCTGGCCGCCTGGCGGGCGCTGCGCTGTTTGAGTTGGTCGATAAGCTGGCCGTCGCGCTCTGCGCGTGCCGATGCGGCCTGGCTCTGCTGGTAGGTGCCCCACAGGTGCAGGCTAAGGGCGCCGAGCAGGGCGGCGCCGTAGAGAGCCTGGCGGAGGGTGGTCATTTGCGGTACCAGCCGGCGGCGTTCATGGCGGCTTCGTCCAAGGCTTGCAGGTCGCCCAGGACGAACATCAGACGCTTATCCGGATGCAGCTCGCTGAGTGCCTTCCTCATCTGCTGAAGGTGCTCTTCAAGCGTATCCGCTGGCAGGGCGATGACGTCGCCGTGGCGCAGCTCCAGCTTGCGGAGCTGTTCGGACAGGACTTTCACGCCGCCACCTTCTGCCCACAGCCGCAATCAGCGTGCCGCTGGTAGGCGCGTTCGAGCTTCACGTCGTACAGGTTGCGGGCGTAGGCCGGGCCGTTGTAGCGCTCGGCGAAGGCTGCCCATTTCTTGGCCTTGAGGGCTTTGTGCAGGATGGGGTCTTTCTCGATGAAGCGGACGAAGGCCTCGAACTGCTGGTTTTCATCCTGGCTCATGAGGCGCACGAACTCGGCGACGCTGGCATAGCCGAGGCTGGTGGCGTGGTAGCCCATGATCTGGAAGGCGCCCCAGGATGCCGACTCATCGGCGCACAGGGCGTCGAGCATGCGGGCCTGGGCGATGCGCTGGTGTTCGGCAGTGCCGCCGGCGTAACCGCCCGGCTTGCGGCTGACAAGGTTGGGGTAGGTGAGTGCCAGTTGATCGGCATGGGCGACCAGGGCGGCCGCGTCGTCGCCTTTGTTGCGCACCAGGGAAAGGCGAGCGTGCATGACATGACGCTCAAACAGGGCCTTGGGTTTGCCGTTGGCCAGGAAGCTAGCGCCGGCGCTCTCGACTTCGTTGACGGCGTAGACGGTAGCCAGCTCGACGCCGAGGCGCGCGGCAGCAGCCACAAGTGTGGCGTTGCTGAGCAGCTTGGTGCAGTCGGCGCCGGCCAGGGCGGCGAGGGTCTTCTCGCCGGCGCGGCCGTCGACCACCAGGCCTTTCTTGAGCTGGTAGGCGCGGACGGCTTTCTCGGTTTTGTCGCCGAAGTTACCGTCGACGAGCAGGTCGGCACCGTTGGCGTTGAGGGCCTTTTGCAGGGCAATGACGGCTTGGCCTTTGGAGCCGTGTTCGAGGGTGGTGGGCTTGTTCATAGGGTTGGCCTCAACAGGGCGGCGAGGTTGCCGCGGGAGCGATAAACGAGGATGCACAGCAGTACAGCGATTGCCGTTTGCCAGGGGCTTACCGGGCGCTGGTAGAGCAGGATTTCGAGCCCGGCGCACAGCAAGGCGCCTATCAGCAGGCAAGCGAGCAGGGAGATGCCCCGGCGAATGCGGGCGCCATTGCGCTGGAAACAAACCAGGCGCAGGGCAGAGGCGAGGTAGGCCAGCGCGGCCAGCATCGGTAGCAAGGTGGTGAAGGTGCTGAGCATGGTCAGTCTCCTTTGCCCCGCTTGAACCATGCGGGAACCAGAGCGGAGAAATCGGCCTTCTCGATTAACTCCAGGGCTTTCAGAGCGAGCGGCACGACGACGACGGCGCCGACGAATCCGCCAGGGCCGGTCTGGGTGATTGGGGTTTGTGCGACGATCTCGGCGGCGCTGACGTAGCCGGCCCCGATGGATACCAGCAGGCCGGTGCAGCGCTGCCAGGCTTTGATGTTGTGCTGCGCGTTGGCGATCAGCGCCGCACCGATGATGGCGCCGAACAGGGCATTGCCGTCCATGGTCGGCATCAGGGTCGCCAGGCCTACGCCAGCGGCAGCGGTGGCGATGACGGTGCTGGAGGTTGGCTCAGCCATGGAACGTCCTTACTTCGGGTTGGTCTGGCAGGCTGTGAGCGAGCTGCTCGAACGGCAGCCGGTTGATGCGGTGCACGGTTTCGCCGAGCAGCACTGGGCTGAAGCGCTGGCCGATACCGGTAAAGCCCAGGGCGGAGGCACAGAACTCGCTGCAGAACATACGGCGTTCGCTGTGCAAGCCACTGGCGAGCAACTGGCTCAGGAAGATGCCGGCCCAGTCGTAGCCTTTACCTTCGTGATTCTCGAAGACCGCCTCGATCGTGCGGATGTTGGCCCAGGGCACCGGGAGCAGCTCCCAGTGTTCGGGCTTGTAGTCGATGCGCTTGGCGCGGACGCCGCCGTCCATGGCTGAGGCGGACAGCCAGCGGCCGTCGGGCATGACCAGTTCGCAGTGGCTGTAGATGGAGCCCGTCCATGCGCGGATAAGGGCGTTGAACAGCTGGCCTTTGCCCTTGTAGAGGGCGAGGGTGACGATGCCGGGTTTCAGTTCCATAGGTTCACCACTTGCGGCTGTTCGGCTTGCGGGGCGGCTTCGGGCAGGGTCACGGCGGTGCCGTGGGGGATGATCGGGCCGAGGTCGGCCAGACCTGGGTTGGCGTCGAGCACGGCCTCGGTAACGCCGGCCGTGCGGCCGTAGTAGTCCCAGCAGATGCTGTCGACGGTGTCGCCCTGGGCGGCGATGACGGTGGGCATCAGAGCAGCACTACGGTTGAGCGGCTGATGCCGAGCAGGTCACGGATGGCGAAGCGTGCGTCGCGGCGGTAGTCGTCGGCGCTTTGTTCTTCTTCTTCGCCCTTGGTCGCGCCGGAGTTGGTGGCGGAATAGGTGCGGTAGCGCTCGGCTATTTCGGCACTGGCGGTGCTGTAGATGGCGCGTCGATAGGTATGGATAAGGGCGCTTTCGTCCTGGATCTTGTCGGCCGGTACGTCTGCCAGGGTGTTATGCCCTTGCGCCATGTAGCGCAACTTGAGGGTGTAGAGCTCGCGGTTGACGCTGATCATGGCGGCGACGGCGGCTTCCTCCAGGCGCGGGGCACTGACGTCGCCGCTGAGGCGCTGTCGGTCACGCAGGTGGTTGGCGTCGATGTCTGGCCAGAACTCGTCGTTGGTCAGGGTGAAGGGCTGCGCGGGGGCGCTTGCTACGAATCCGCTCATGCGTGGCCGCTCGAAATAAGTCGGCGGTGGTCGGGGCGTCACAGCATGGGAAGGAGTTACCTGCTGATCGGCCCCGAGCCGCCGGGGTGCCGGGGGAAGGCTCGGTTAGCTGGGCTTTTGCTCAGCGTGTTTTTTCAGGAGGCGTTCGACGCGCTCCAATGCTTTTTTGCCGCCGCACCGTTCGTGCAGCTCGATGGCGCGGGGGATGAAGTGCTGCGCGACTTCAAGGCACTGCACGTCGTCGGGCTTCGCTTCCTTGTCGTCGACCATGCCGGCGGCCAGCAGGCCGATGGCCAACTTGACCTTGGCGCGGACTTCGTCGGGCATGTCATGTTCGGCCGTGAGGCGGTCGGCCTCGGCAATGACGCCGATGTCGAAGGCTTCGCCGGCCCTGGCTGCTTTTAGCGCAGCTTCGGCTACTACTTCAGCGATCAGGCATGGCGGTTTACGGGCGAAGTTGTCCGACATTTCGAGCCCGTGCTTGAGCACGTAGGCGGCAATTTGCAGCCCACCTTCGAAGTCACCAGCGTCGAAGCGCCAGAGCATGATGGTGCTGACAACAACGTCCTGGGCGCCCTGGCCACCGGCGAGCACGCCGTCGATGTAGGGCGCGTAGTCGGGCAGCAGCTTGGCTTTTAGTTCTTCCTTGCCTTGCGTGCTCTGAATGCCACGGAGCTGCTGGTGGTGGTGGTGCAACTGGGCCATTTGCATGGTGTAGGCGCTGGAGTCGGCCATGGGTTGACCAGGCGCTGCCACCGCAGCCTGTTGGGCGGCGGTGACGCGCTGGAAGTGCTGGCGGCAAGGGTTGGTCATGGCGGCAGGCCTCAGCTGAGCTCGATGTTCTCGGCCTGGGCGGCACAGCCCAGATCCTCGACGACGTAGGCTTCGTTGACGGACTCGTAGTTTTCGATGCGGTCGCGCTTGGCGTTGTCGACTACGGTGCGGCGGCGGGTGCCTTCCTGCGGGTAGATGGAGAGGTTGTCGAGGCGAGTGATCATCAGGCCGTTCGGCGGGAAGTACGGCACGCGCACGGCGGGCAGGTTGCCGATGCGCTTTTGGCTGATGACAAGATCCGCGGCGAGCGTTTCGGTGGGGGCGTGGTTCTGGTTGACGATGGGGAAGTATTTGTCAGCCAGCAGTTTGCGACCGCAGATGACGACGAGCTCGGAGTCTTCCTGGTACCAGGGTTCGAGGAACTCGTTGACCATGGCGAAGACCAGGGCATCGAGGTTTTCGAAGTCCTTGCCGGCACCAATCTGGATCTTGCCGCTCCCTGCTTGCACTTCGGTCATGACGCGGGCGGCGTTCTCGGCGCGCATTTTCTGCAGCCAGCCGATGTTGACGTCTTGCAGCAGCGGGTTGGCGACCGGGTCGGAGGTGGCGGCGCGGGCGGTACCGTTCCAGCCGATCATGATGCGATCCAGCGCGCAGCGCTTGATGATGGCGTCACGAATGCGGGCCTGGAAGTCGGGGAATTTGGCCCAGGCGTCCAATTTCGGGTAGCGGATGTGGGTGTCGAAGTTGGTTTGGGAGGCGAAGTAGCCACGGGCATCCAGCGCACTGAGGTCACGGGTCTGGCGATCCTGGGCGGTGGTGTCGGTGGTGCTGGCGACCGGGCCGGAAATGCCCAGGCCGACTTTTTCACCGGACTGTTCGGTGACGGGAATGATGTTGATCTTGGACAGGAAGTCGCTGGATTCCTGAATGCGGGTTTCCAGCTTCTGGGAAACGGTCGGGTCTACGGCGAACTTGGTGGTTACGTCGTCTACGCCGTTGAGTGCGGCCAGTTGTTGCAGGTAGGCGTTGTAGAGCTTGCGGGTATCGTTGCGCATGGGGGTACTCCGGGTGTCCTTGGCGGGTGCGTGTCCGTTGTTGATCAGCAGTCGGTGACGACGCGGTCACCGCCGCCCGAGACCGGCGGGCGCGGTTTGTTGCTGTGGTGTTGGGTGTCGCCGAGGGTCTTGACCAGGTCGGCGAAGTCGCTAGCCAGCTTGGTGTGGTCGGCCTGGAGCTTTTCGTGGGCGGCTTTCACGGTGGCGAAGGCTTCGGCCTGCTCGGTGCCGTGCTCGATCAAGTCTTCGAGCAGCGCGCCCAGGGCGTTGAAGTTGGCGGCATCCTTGCCTTCCTTTTCCTTGGTCTTGCCCAGCAGTTCGCCGACCTTGCCGCGCAAGGCCGCGAACATGTTCGGGGTGTCGTCGACTTCCTCGAACTTGATTTCGGTTTCCATTGCCTCGGTGAACATGGAGGTTTCGGAGTAGTGGCGATCCTTGAACGGGCTGGCCTCGGGCTTTTGCGCGGAGAAGGCGAGCACGTCGGTACCGAGGCTGGCGGGCGAGTCGGTGACCGCCATGCCGACGATGTAGGCCTCACCGGAGTCGGCGAAGCTGTCGTCGATTTCGATGGAGGTGTAGATCTTCTGCTTGGCCTTGTTCATGGCGACCAGTTCGGGGGTCGGATCGATCTGGACGAACAGGGCCAGTTTCTTTTGGCCGGCAATCTCGACTTCTTCGGTCTTGACGGCGGTGATGTCGCCATATGCCTTGAATGGGCTATCGGGCAGCAGGCTGCGGTAGTGCTCCAGCCAGACGCGGGCACCGTAGGTGTTCTGGCTGAAGTTCTTGGCGGCTTGCTCCAGCCAGGAACGCTCGATTTTGCGTTTGTCGGTGGTGGCGCCTTCTACGGCGACACGGAACCAGTTGGAGCGGAATTTCTTGGCGGCGGCGGACATGCTTGGGAATCCTCGGTGCGGGTTTCGCGTTGAGGGCATGGTCGGCACCCGAGCAGAGTGCAGCAACGCGCTGAACCTGTAGCGCGCCTCGGTACAGGTTGCAGTGGTGGGGCCACACGCGCGCGGGCGGCAGCATCGGCGCCATGAATGCTATCGCTCAGCCAGCCCCCTTCACCGATTCCCGCCGCCAGGCCAAATTTCTGTACTGGACGGGTTGGCGCGTCACCGATATCGCCGACTACCTGGGCGAGAAGGAAAGGACTGTCCATAGTTGGAAGACCCGCGACGAGTGGGACAGGGCGGACAACGTCGAGCGGATCGGTGGGGCGTTGGAAGCGCGCCTGGTGCAACTGATCCTCAAGGAAGGCAAGACAAGCGGTGACTTCAAGGAAATTGACCTGCTGCACCGCCAGTTGGAGCGGCAGGCACGGATTCAGAAGTACCAGGGCGGCGGCACTGAAACTGATCTGAATCCGAACATCGCCGCGCGCAACGAGGGGCCGAAGAAGGCGCCGGTGCGCAACGAGCTGAGCGAGGAGCAGATCGAGACGCTTGTCGAGGCCTTCCGCGACAGCTGTTTCGACTACCAGCTCGACTGGTGGCGTGCCGGCAACATGCGCACGCGGATGATCTTGAAGTCACGCCAGATCGGAGCGACGTTCTATTTCGCTCGCGAGGCGCTGATCGATGCGATCACGACGGGGCGCAATCAGATTTTCCTGTCGGCCAGTAAGGCCCAGGCGCACCAGTTCAAGACGTACATGCAGGCGTTCCTCAATGAGGTGCTGGGGGTGAAGCTCACCGGCGACCCCATCGTACTGTGGAACAACGCCGAGCTGCATTTTCTCGGTACCAACTACCGCACCGCCCAGGGGCGGTCGGGCAATTTCTACTTCGACGAATTCTTCTGGGTTCACAACTTCGCCGAGATCAACAAGGTGGCGTCGGGTATGGCGCTGCACAAGAAGTGGCGCAAAACATACTTTTCGACGCCCAGCTCGATGGCTCACGCGGCCTATGTGTATTGGACGGGCGAGCGTTTCAACAAGGGCCGTCCGAAGGCGCAGCACCTCAATCTGGATGTGAGCCATGACGCCCTGCAGATGGGGCGGCTGTGCGAGGACAAGGTCTGGCGGCAGATCGTCAACATTCTGGATGCCGAAGCGCGCGGGTGCGATCTGTTCGACCTGGACGAGCTGCGCATGGAGTACGACGGGCCGGCGTTCGAAAACCTGTTGATGTGCCAGTTCGTCGACGACGGCGACAGCATCTTCCCGCTGACGATGTTGCAGCCGTGCATGGTGGAGTCGTGGGACTGGCCGGACTACAAGCCGTTTGCGGCGCGCCCGTTCGGTGATCGCCAGGTGTGGCTGGGCTATGACCCAGCGGAGAACGGCGACAGTGCCGGCCTGGTGGTGGTGGCGCCGCCGACTGAGCCTGGCGGTAAGTTCCGCGTGCTCGATCGCTTCCAGTTCCGGGGCATGGATTTCGAGGCGCAGGCCAAGAAGATCGAGGAGATGACCAAGATCTACTGGGTGACCTATATCGGCATCGACACGACGGGCATGGGTACCGGTGTGGCGCAGCTGGTGAAGCAGTTTTTCCCTGGACTGCGGACGTTCAGTTACAGCCCCGAAGTGAAAACCCAACTGGTGATGAAGGCATGGGATGTGGTGCGCAAAGGCCGGCTGGAGTTCGACGCCGGCGCCACTGACATCGCGCAATCACTGATGGCCATCCGCAAGACGATGACGGCCAGTGGGAAGTCATTCACATACACGGCAGGGCGCAGCGAGGCGACAGGTCACGCTGACCTGGCGTGGGCGCTGTTCCATGCGCTGATCAACGAGCCGTTGGAGGGGAGAACCTCAACCAACACGGCCATCATGGAGATTTGCTAGATGAGCAGAAAGCGCAATCGCGGCCAGCAGGTGGCCACCGTCGAACCGCCGCTTGAGGGTGAGGTGTTGACCGGGCCGGGCGCTGCAGGTGCTGCCGCGTTCACCTTCGGCGACCCGGTGCCGGTGCTGGATGGGCGCGAAGTCTGGGACTATCTGGAGTGCTGGGCCAATGGGCGCTGGTATGAGCCGCCGGTTTCTCTCGACGGCCTGGCCAAGTCGACCAAGGCCAGCGTCTATCTGCAGTCGGGGTTGAACTTCCGCCGCAATATGCTGGTGCGCACGTTCAAGCCTCATCGGCTGCTGAGCCGCCAGGCCTTCGAGCAGTTCGCCACCGATTTCGGCTGGAGTGGCAATGCCTACCTTGAGAAGAAGGACAACATGCTTCGCCAGGCGATGGGGCTACAGCCGGTGCTGGCGAAGTATGTGCGCCGCGGTGTGGATCTCGAGACTTACTTCCAGGTGCGTGGCTGGAAGGATGAGCATGAGTTCAAGACGGGCAGCGTCGGCCACGTGCGTGAGGCCGACATTAACCAGGAAATCTACGGGCTGCCTGAATGGATGGCGGCGCTACAGAGTGCGCTGCTGAATGAGTCGGCCACATTGTTCCGGCGCAAGTACTACCAAAACGGCTCACATGCCGGGTTCATCCTGTACATGCATGACGCGGTGCAGGACGAGAGTTTCGTCACCGACCTGCGCGAGGCGATGAAGAACAGCAAGGGGCCGGGCAACTTCCGGAACCTGTTCATGTACGCACCTGGTGGCAAGAAGGACGGCATTCAACTGATCCCGATCAGCGAGGTGGCTGCCAAGGATGACTTCGGCGCGATCAAGAACATCAGCCGCGATGACCTGCTCGCGGCGCTGCGCATTCCGCCGCAGCTGATGGGCATCGTCCCGCAGAACGCCGGTGGCTTTGGCTCGATCAAAGACGCCGCCGCCATCTGGGCCATGAACGAACTGGAGCCCATCCAGGCCAAGCTGCTGCAGGTGAATGAATGGTTGGGGGAAGAGGTGATCAGCTTTCGGCCGTTTGAGCTGCCGGTGAATCAGTAA